TCGCGCAGCGCTGAGACTTGCGCCGGTTCTCGGGCGTACCGGTCACTCATCGCACACCGCCTTCCTCGCTTTCAATTCCCACTGTTAAGCTCATACCTTCTCCTGTGCTGCGATCATTGCTTTGTATACCTTCCCAAGTGTTTCGTAGCCCATGTGCTTGAACCCGACTGGCAAGGCTTTGTGTGCGGCTTCCAGCATCTCCGGCGTCGGCTCTCTTGGCATAGTCACAGAGTTAGGCTGTGCTGGTGGGGATGTGTATAGAGGAACCGTATCGCTATTCGTCGCCTTCATGTAGACCGTTTGCGGTATGCCCGTTTGCAGTCCTTTAAGACGATGCGGCGCAATCCACGCAACAGGCTCTTGCTGCGCTCCTCGTGCTTGCCATGCTGCTCGGACGTGCATTTCCTCATACTCGTCCAAATCTCTAACTTTGCTGTCTGTTTCGGGGTTTGCATCGTTGTCGTAGATGCTGATGCCTTTTTCTCGCACCAACAAAAAACGGTCGTTTGGCAATGGGATTCTGAAGTCGGTCATTGTCTATCCTTTCAATTCGCGGAGTGCTCTAGCAACGCACCCTGCATCGAGATGCTTTTCAGGTGGCAAGCTGTCAAAGCCTTGCGCCGCCCTCTCCAGCGCCTCGTTCTCAATCTGCTTCCGGTAATCGGCTGCGGTGGATTCTGTGGCGGCTAGGGTTTTGTTGATAATCACCAAGTCGGCAATCGCATCATCTTTAGCTTCGCGTGCGCCGTTAATGTCATCCATTGTTCGCGCTCTGCCAATTAGCAACGCCTCGCGCAGCATTGCTACTTGTGCTTGTAGTTCCCTCATAGCGCCAACCTTATCTGCTTTCTAGCCCGTTGCGTTTCAAGTTCGCCTATCTTGCGCTCAGTCTCTTGAGTTGCGCGGTCAATCCTGGCTAACTCCATTTGATAGCTACGGCTTACTTCGTCGCGGAAGGCGTAGTTACGGGCGAGACACCACTTTAAGTACAGCTTGCGTATGGTGTAGGTCATATCAGAAAGGGATGTACATGTCCATATCAGGACGCGGCGCTACTCGACCACGCGGCTTAACGTCATCATCCCCCGCGATCTTTACCGACTTCTTAAATGGCTCGGAAAATAACAGGCTCATGTACTTCGTGCCTTTAGGTGACGTTTTCAGCCATGCGCCAATTTCCCAATCCTGTCCGGCGATCTTGCACGTACCCTTGTAATCGGGGTGTGTGTCCTTTTCTTTCTTGTCGTTTTTGAATAACGCGCCGGATAGTTCTTTAGTTTCAAATGCCATTACTTCACCTCTTTCGATTGTTTGGCCTGCTTTCTAATTTCGGCAAATGCCGATGCTTCCTCTTTCGTTACTAGCCCCTGCAATGCGCTTTGCGCCGTGGCATCGCTTACCATTTCGTCACGGCCCTCGCAGAAAATACGGTACGCCTCTGCCTTGTCAAACTTGAAGGCTTCCCGCCAACGTCGCTCAAAACCCAAAATCGTTAGCCGCGTGGCTTCGTCTACTGCGTCAATATCGACTTTCTTTTGCGCCGATGGTGTGGACTGAGGCTTAACCTCGCCCGACTTGGTGTCGCCTACTGACGCATCTAACGCATCATGTTCGACAATCTCTAACGCAGCTACCCACAAGTACCGACGCTGGTATGTTTCCACCGCGCCGATGTTCTGCACCTCGTGGCAAGCCTTTAGCGCCGCTGAACCGAACGGGCTAGTAATAACTACTTCCGTACCGTCCTCAAGATCTGTAATCGTCATTGTTGCTAGTTCGCGGGTAAACGAAGTCAACGCGCCTAGTTTCAGGCTGTCGAATATGTCCATTGCTGGCAGCAAGAAGTCGCCAAGCTCAAGATATTTGAAGTCTGAAAACTTGTTGTGACCGGACTTCTTTAGCGCCCGCTTGTGAAACTCTTTCCGCGCTTGCATTAGTTTGGCTAGTGCGCCCACTTTTCTCTCCTCTAAAAATTGTTCCTCTGCGGCGACTGTCTCGCTGTGCTGTTGATGGGTCATTCTTGATTCTCCCGTTCAATCTCTGCCGCACGATCTTCTGCCATTGGTTTTAGATACTCCACCGTTGTTTTGATGATTTGTCTGCCAATCCGTAGTGCAGCGGCATCGTCAATATTCCCATGTGCCATTGCGTGAAATGCCTGTCCCAAGCCCTCCAAAATCTCTTGGCCGTCAAACACCCCTGACTGTTCAATGAACGGCACTAGGGCGTCATGGTGACGATAGCTGCGCCATTTCTCGTTAAGTGCGTGGCCGTAGCTTTCTTCGCTGATTTCGGGGGCATCGGTAGCGGTTAGGTAGTGGCGGCGTTCTTCACTTGTGTTTGCACATGGCATTTGTTCGCTCATTTCTACCTCACAATATAAGCTATTGAAATCACAATCCCGTACAGAGCCAAACCCCACACGAGATACTCATAAACACGTTTACCCTTTGCATATCCCGCGTCGTGGCCTTCCAAATGTGCGCGGCTGATAGCGTTCCTTGCTTGTACTTCGTCGCGCTTTAAGCTGGCAATGTTGGAGTCAGAGTTCATACTTCACCCCTTGCTTTAGCTAGTGCGGCTACTGCGGCGTTGTATGCGGTTTCGCCAACATCTTTGTGCGGCATCCACGGGTAAAGGTCGGCTACCACCGCCTCAAGCGCCGCATACAGATCAGGTGCTGCGGCTATTAGGTGGGCATTGGCTACTGACTCGGCATCTTTCCCCAGCGCGTTAAAACCGTTGCCGCCGTAATTGCTAAAAATAACTTTGCGTGCGGTTTGTGATTCCAATCGGCACAAGTCGTAGCGTTTAGGACGACCAGTTTTTTCGTCCCACCAATTCCACGGCCCCGCTGTAAATTTCGCACTCATAGCAACACCACCCCCCATGCAAGCAAACCGTAGAACAGACATACAGCGTAATCACGGTCGAAGGCGGTTTTCATAGCGCGTTGTAAATGGAAGCAACAGCCATTGCGTATGCGTTGGCAGTTCCGTTATCCAAATTAGCGGATCCGTTCATCAGAAGATTAGTGCGCTGTTCGTGAGACGTACAATCAATAAACTCCTTTAGCGCGGTGTACTCGGCGCGGCTCAATTCCAATGTGACGCTGCCGTCAACAATCTTTGCCATCTCTCATCTCCCTAAAAATCACGGCTGCGTCGCGCACTTACGAGGTAACAAGCTCCTAAACTTGCCGCCTACCGTGTACTGCACTTACTTTTTATTGCCGCCATCGCCATCGCCATAGCCATAGCCATCGCCATAGCCAGAGCCATCGCCATCGCCATCGCCATCGCCATAGCCATAGCCAGAGCCATAGCCATCGCCATAGCCATTGCCATAGCCATAGCCAGAGCCATAGCCAGAGCCATAGCCATCGCCATAGCCATAGCCAGAGCCAGAGCCATAGCCATAGCCAGAGCCATAGCCATAGCCATCCAACGTAATGACTAGGCTAGGTTCCATTTGCTTTGCTCCACATCAACAAAGGCGATCACGGCGCGGAGTGGGGCAGTTACAGAGCCAACCGCGTCCAGCTTGGTGTCTTTTAGCGGGCCATTGACTAACTCGCCCAATCCTTTTGTCGTTCCCCAATACCGGATGTTTTTGGCGCGGGTAATCTTGACGAAATCACCGTATAACTCTGTGTGACCGACATATACAAAGCCGCGATCAAGCACGACAATCTTGATAGGGCCGCTAGGTGGTGTTACTGCGTCCGCACGAACGTACTCGACGTTATCAATGCGGATTGAATTTGGTGCAGACATTCGTATCTCCTAAATTTGATTAAGGTGGGGACTTACGCGGCCCCCTGCGCGCTCACACAACACATAAAACACTTGCCACTGTTCAACTGCTTTACATACTGTTCGCGCTTGCTTTTTCCGAGGATTCGCCAGATCGGTAGCCCCTATGGGATTCGCTTTCGCCGTACCGTCGCGCCGTATTTCCCCGCATATCGCTTACACATCTAGGCGGTTGCTACTTGCGGTAATCGCTTGTTGCTGCGATGTAGCTATTAGAATCCATTTCTACGTATCGTGTCAATACCCTAACGCAAAAAAAGGTAGTTGACTTTGCGGGTTGACTTTGGTCTAATAGAAAACATGGAAAACAAGAAACCCAGATCAGATTGGAACGAGCTGCAATACCTCCAGCGCCTAACACGGGTGCAGGGCTATTTGGAGCGCATTGCCAACAAAGAAACAATGGCCGACATTGCCCGTTCGGAAGGCATTAGCAGGCAAAAGGTCCACGCCTTAATTGCGAGTGTGAAATGAGCCTACAAATCGAATTGCGGGATTGTGCAGACAGCGTAACTATTGCGCGCACAGGTTTGCTGAGGGAAGCAGCCGACGCCCTAGACGCACTCACCGCCGAAAACGCAGCACTAAAGGCTGATGCTGAGAGGTATCGCTGGTTGCGTGTTCATGGCGAAACAATGATAGGGCCAGACAGAGGCATTGGACCAGAGTGGACGTATGGCAAAGAACTGGACGCAGCTATCGACAAGGCTAAACAATGATCCTCCTGCCATCGGTGTACTCATTACCGCCGCTGGCCTTTGCCCGTCCACGGGAAATTCAAACGTGCGGGCGTTTTTATTCAACAGAAATTGCACTCCTCGTTAAAGACACTATGCAGACGGCGGGCTGTGGGCGCGTACCCGCCAACTATTAGGAGATTTATATGAAAGAAATTGCGGCAGTCATTGGTATTTGGGTGGGGTTCTTTGCGCTGTGTGTTGGCTTTGATTATGTAAGCTGCAAGAACGCATGGCGCGATTCTGGCTACGAGTGCAAATACGACATCATTGGCGGCTGCCTTATTAAGAATAAAGAAGGTCGCTGGATACCCGCTAAGAATTATCGGGATTTGATGTGAACACCCACAAACCCTTATGGGCATACTTCGCCAAATGGTGGGACAAATGAAATGCCCTAATTGCCAAAAGCCGATGCGCTGTGTTGACACAAGACCGACAATAGACCGCGTTTACCGCCGCCACGAATGCCCTGAACACGGCAGATTTTCGACGCTAGAGGTAATTCTTGACCCAACGGAAAAGGGCAAAGACGTAATGCGACGGGCGGAAAACAAACTGGAACAGGACTACAAAGCGGCAAAGCTGGCATGGCTTAACGAACAACTAGAGCAATTAAATGGTTGATATGGGAAACGGGCCGACAAGCATAAATGATGCGTTTTCGTTACGGCAAGAAATCATCGACGCGCTAATAGTGGCTGGCTTTAAGGGGTTTGACGTAGGCGCTGGGCTAGGTGGCTTTGACATTTGGTTTAACGATGGCAAGGACGAATACTTTATGACGGTCAAGCATTCGAGGCGCATTATATGACTCACACAGCTATTGAGGTGATGTATGGCTAGAAAACCGCTTTACGAACCATTTGACCTGATTTATGCGTTTGACATGGCTGTGTCTTTTCTTGAGTTAGAGGAGTGGCCGGAAGATGATAACGGTTCGCAAATGGCCGCGTATGCCGAGGCAGCAAAACGCATTAGGGCAATGGCAAAACGTGAGTCAAAAAAACAATTTGACTTGAGTAATAAAGGTGTGAGATTATGGCGGTGTTGTTTGGGCAGCAAATGACACTAACCCCGTTTAGGGAAGGACGAGCTAAAGGCTCAAACTGGCTGCCCCAGTGTCCTTCACCTCAGCGGGGTTTTTCGTTTTGTAGCACTGGACGCACCAACCGCGTTAGATGTGAGCCTGTATCGGCTGCTGTTGAGAATAGACCGGCTATGTACCCGCAGAATGCCGACTTGAACTTGGTTAAGGTATCAAAGCAAGTTGCAGGTTCAGTGGTGAGCCAAGCCTGCAATGAGTGAATTAACCCGTTACGCGCACTTAGTCTCTGAGATGCATTATAACTCAGGGATGGAGAAGGTGAACCTTTCACCCTTGGAAGCCTGTTGTCTGAAGAAATGAGGAAATATGCCGAAACACAAGATGCCCGAAAATTGGGAGCCAACAGCCAAAACGCTGGCTTGGTGTTCCGCAAACGGTTACGACGCCGAAGCGCATCTGGAATACTTTAGAAACTATTGCGAAGCTGGAGAGATCAAGTATGCAAACTTTGACGCTGCCTTTAGAAACGCCTGTATCGGGGATTGGGGCGGTGTTAGACGAAACAAGAAAGGTAACGGATATGTCAGCAATCGAGATCGGGAACGGGCAGAGACCATCGCAGTCCTCACAGGCCGCACAGGAAATACATACGAAGCTGGTTGAGCGCCTATTCCTGCGGTTCTCCGTGCTGTACGGTAACAAGTTCACCGATATGTGGCGTGGAATTGACCAGAACGAGGTTAAACGCTGTTGGGCTGATGAGCTCTCTGCTTACTCTGTTCAGGCGATTGCAGCGGCGGTAAACGGGCTAACTGACAAACCGTGGCCTCCTACACTTCCTGAGTTTTTGGAGATGTGCGACGGGGTTAAACCTGCACCGATTATCGCCGCGCACCTTCCGTACAAGCCCAACCAAAAGCCCGACCCTACCGACCCTGAGATTGTCGCAGCCCGCGAACGTTGTATGAATGATTTAGACCGAGTGTTTAACCGACCCTCCCCAGCTTGGGCGTATCGGGCTAAACGAAGCTGGTTGAACAATGAGATCAGGTACAACCCCGACGTATTGGCAATGATTAACGGCGCGATTGAGCGTGATGCGGGCAGGAATGATCCGTTTAAGGATGCGGCATGAATTACAACGACTTTCTAGATCAACGCGGTCAACGTGGGGCAGACTCAGGGTTTAAGTCGTTGTTTGTCCCCGACTTCCTGTTCGACTTCCAAAAATACGTTGTTGAGTGGGCTGTCCGTAAAGGCCGTGGTGCGGTGTTTGCCGATTGCGGATTGGGTAAGACCGCGATGGGTTTGACTTGGGCGCAAAACGTAGTACAAAAGACGAACAAGCCTGTGCTGTACCTAACCCCGCTGGCGGTGGGCGCACAGACAGTTTCCGAGGCACACAAGTTTGATCTCGAGGCGCACCAATCTAAAAATGGAACCCTAATAAACGGGGTGGTCGTCGCTAACTACGAGCGATTGCACTATTTCAGCCCGTCCGACTTTGCCGGGGTGGTGTGCGATGAGTCCAGCATCCTAAAGTCTTTTAGCGGTGCAACTAAGGGCGCGGTGACTAGCTTTATGCGGCAGGTTCCCTACCGACTGTTGCAGACCGCTACCGCTGCGCCTAATGACTATATCGAACTTGGTACATCGTCCGAGGCGCTTGGGTATATCGGTTACATGGATATGCTCAACAAGTTTTTTAAGAATGATCTGAACAATTCAGCACAAGGCCGGATGCGTGGCGAGGTTATTAAGTGGCGCTTAAAAGGCCATGCCGAACTTCCCTTTTGGCGGTGGGTTTGCTCTTGGGCTATTGCGATCCGTCGCCCTAGTGACTTGGGGTTTGATGATGCGCGATTTGTCCTGCCGCCGTTGCAAGAGGTCGAACACTTGATAGAAACCGACAATTTGCGGGACGGTATGTTGTTTGCCCTTCCCGCTGTGGGGTTGTTTGAACAGCGTGAGGAACGCCGGAACACGGTAAACGAGCGATGCGAAAAGGTTGCCGAACTGGTAAACACGGGCAAACCCGCGATTGTGTGGTGTCACTTAAACGAGGAAGGCGAACTGCTCGAGAAGTTAATCCCCGATTGCGTACAGGTATCAGGCAAAGACTCGGATGACCGCAAGGAAGCCAAGCTAGAAGCCTTTGCTAACGGTTCTGCTCGAGTGTTGGTGACTAAACCAAAGATCGGCGCATGGGGGCTTAACTTCCAGCATTGTTCACACGTTACGTTTTTCCCGTCACACAGTTTTGAACAGTATTACCAAGCGGTTCGCAGGTGTTGGAGGTTTGGGCAACAAAACGCGGTCAAGGTTGACATTGTGACAACTGAGGGGGAACGCGGGGTGATGGCCAACTTACAACGGAAGTCCGACAAGTCAGACGAAATGTTCTCAAGACTTGTTGCCGAAATGAATAACGCACAGTCAATTACACGCGCCCAACGTGGCACTAAAAATTTGGAGGTTCCAGCATGGCTGTAAAAGATCAGGTTATTACGAGTAAGTACGCGCTATACAACGGCGATTGCGTTGAGGTTATGCAGGGTTTGCCAAACGATAGCATTCACTTGTCGATCTATTCGCCGCCTTTTGGTGGGCTGTATCACTATTCCAGCGACGAGCGCGACTTGTCTAACAGCGATGACTATGACGGTTTTTTCGATCACTACGGGTTTGTGGTGCGGGAACTTGCTCGAGTTACGATGCCGGGCCGGATTACGGCGGTTCACTGTATGGACATTCCTCGTAGCAATAGCGGAACCGATTCCTTGATTGACTTTCCCGGCGACATTATCCGATTGCATGAGAAAAACGGGTTCCGGTTTTGCGGGCGTCGAATGATTTGGAAGGAACCTCTTGCGGTTCGCCTTCGCACCATGCAAAAGAACCTAGCTCATGCTTCGCTAGTGGCTGATTCAATAGATTGCGGTGTTGCTTCCGGCGATCAGCTTTTGGTGTTTCGCAAGATTGGCACTAATCCCGTTCCCGTACAGCATCCGACAGGTTTGCACGACTACGCTGGCGAAAAGCAAATGCCGTCTGACATTTTGCAGTATCGCGCGTGGACGGGTAAGCAGACTGAAAACCGTTTCTCACATTGGATCTGGCGTCAATACGCTGACTGTATGTGGGATGACATTCGGATGCACCGCGTTTTGCCGTACAAGGAAGGCCGCGAGGAAGACGACGAGAAGCACGTACACCCTCTCCAGCTTGACGTAATCGACCGTTGCGTGGTGTTGTTCTCCAATCCCGGCGAGAACGTCCTAACCCCGTTTATGGGGGTGGGTTCCGAGGTGTATAGCCCCGTGTTACTTGGGCGGCGTGGTATTGGCGCAGAATTAAAGGCGAGTTACTTCCGGCAAGCGGTCAAGAATGTCGAACTTGCTGCGCTTGGTCGGCGCGATCATGAGGAAAACGGTGAACTCATTTTTGAAGATGAGGGAGTATGAAAGTCACCCTAGACATTGACGATGGCTGCTTACCTAAAATCGAGGGTAAAGACATTGCGCGGATTGTGTTTGAGGCAATCAAAACTAATCCTAAGTGGTGGCTATCCGCTGCTGACGAAGTAACGGTCGAGGGTAGTTTTGGCAGATATACGGAGACAAGATGACCACACTCTACCAATTCATTGCCGACCAACGCGGAACGGCAACAACCCGGGAATGCTGCGATTTTATGGACGTAGGCGTAAACGCGCTAACGGCTGATTTGAACCACTTAGAGCGCATAGGCAGCATTAAGCGTGACGGAACGGTGTGGAGAGCGATCAGGAAGCCGCATACGCCGCCGCCTACGGGTGCCGTGGTATTTGGGGTGCGAGTTTAGCCATGAATAAACCCCGCGCAGCCCTAAAGCACGAAGTTCATCAGGTTATTGGGGGCGACCTCATAAAGATAGTGGCAACGAAAGAAGCTGGTTGCGATGTTGACCTTAAAAGCGTAGTGAAAGACGAATTGAAGCGACTAAAAAATGAAGCCACGAGCCGCAATTAAATTGCCCCAGCCTACCGAGTCGCAGGAACAGGCTGCCGTGGTGGACTTCTGCCTAAAAGCGGGTTATCCGTTCAATCTCATATTTGCGATACCTAACGGCGCGAACAAGTCTCCGGCAAGCGCAGCGAAGTTTAAGCGGGAAGGACTTCGGGCGGGATTCCCCGATTTGGGACTACCTTACCAAAACGGACGATATGCGGGTTTGTGGGTGGAAATGAAACGGCAACGCGGCAGCAAAACGAGCGACGAACAAAAAGAATGGAAAGAAAAGCTAGAGCGCGAAGGCTACGCCCATGTATACGCATACGGGGCAGACGAGGCAATCGACTTCATTAAACAATACGTTAAGGGGGCGAATTGAACCGTCCGATCGTTCAGAAACATCAACACTTCAGGTCACGCAAGCTACTAGACGCAGCCAAAGGCCAATCGTGTCAGAACTGCGCGGCAGATGACGGGACGATAGTGGCGGCGCATAGCAATTGGGCGATTCACGGCAAAGGCAAAGGTATTAAAGCTGATGACTTTTATATCGCATTCCTCTGCGGCAACTGCCATATCTGGCTAGATCAAGGCAAAGGCGACGATCCGACGACGCTATACGGATTTTTCGACAAGTTTGATATGTGGACGAACGCTCACTTCAAGACGATGAAGATTCTGTTTGATAACGGCATTTTGAAGGTGGCATGATGTGGCAAAACGAACACAAGCCGCTAGGGTACAACCAAGTGATAGCCCTACCCTACCCGCAGACTACTTTTGTAATCCGTGCGTCCACTCGACGGAAACGCACAAAAACCGCCCGCTCCACTGCACCAAGCACAACCGACCCGCAAGCGGGAAATGTATCAACTACGAAGCAATCTTAGGGAGGCACGGAGTAAAGAATGTTTAGACGCTTGATGAGATGGCTGGGGTATGTGCCTGTTGAGCAATATGAACACGTACAAGACAAGTTTGGCGTGGTTTATAACATGATGTGCGATTACCGCGCCAAGTATGACGCGCTGATGCAATACAAACACGCTCAAGACATAGCCGCCAACATCGCAGCGGGTAGGGCAAGGAAGGTTAAAGCGTGAAGCAGACGTTTGTACTCGCTCACGCCCAAGCCCGTAGCCGCGCTATGGATGCCCTAGCCCTCGCTCCAGAAGGCTATCGGGTAGAAATCGCAGAACCTAAGCGCAGCCGCGACCAGAACGATGCCATACACGCCGTATTGACCGAACTAGGCAATAAGACAGGCTGGAAGTGGAACGGGTACACGGTAGACCTAGACGACCTGAAAAGCGTATTTATGGCGGCATACCGAAAGACGCAAAAGCAGACCGCAAGGATATTGCCGGGTGTGGATGGTGAGCCTGTGTTTTTGAACTGGCGCACACGCAACCTGACCAAAGCGGAAGCAAGCGAATTTATTTCGATGGTTTACGCCTACATGGATAAGCTATGAATACCTGCAAAGACTTGACCGTTGAACGCTTGAGAGAGGCCTTAGACTACAATCCTGAAAACGGAAAATTCACTTGGAAATATAAGATCACAACAAATACAAAGATGTGGCGGGCGGCTGGGTATCTTGACACTAAAGGATATTGGCGCATTAAGTTAGATGGATATCAGCATCGAGCGCACAGGCTGGCTTGGTTCTATGTAAATGGTGAATGGCCCCCAATGGATTTAGACCATATAAACGGCATTAAGTCAGATAATCGGATAGAAAATCTACGTTTGGCTACGGCATCCCTAAACGGTGAGAATCTGAGAGGCGCACGAAAAGACAATAAAAGCGGTTTATTGGGCGTAATGACGAGAGAAGGTTTTTTTCAGTCAAAAATACACGTTAAAGGTAAAAATATTTATCTGGGTTCATTTAGCTCCGCGCAGGAAGCACATAACGCCTACTTGTTAGCCAAACGTAAACTTCACGAGGGATGCACAATATGAATGCAAAGCAACTCCTAGAGAACTGGGGCGCATGGAGCAGGACAGACACCGGCAAACCGCAAGGCTATCCAAATATGTCTCCGATGTTTCAGGGCGCACCCAAGTTCAGCGATCCGGGGTGGGGTGACACTGAAGCCGCACCCGAACCCGCTAGACCGCCTATCAACGTGGCGCTGGCAGAGCGGGCAGACGAGATCATCGGGACAATGGAAATACTGCCGAAGATGGTCCTAATCAACGAGTTCTATCTACGCTCGTACAAATTCAAGCGCATGGGTGGGGCTGAGTATTGCGTCAACCTACAAGCGGCTATTGATGATTTCGCTGCAAGATTTAACCAGCCAACGGGCAAGGCGCAAGTAATCACCCTGTTGGAGACTAAGCCAACATGGAAAACAAGGTACATCGCAGCGGCGGCAGGGGTGACAACGGCTTATGTCAGACGGATCAGGCAGGAGATACAGGGGTGAAAGCTAAAACATGAGACCGTGGAAAATGATTGAAGTTGAATTGTTAGGCGGCCCATTAAACGGTAAAAAAGTCGCTGTAAACAGCTTTCAACCTTACGTTTATAAGGCGCTTCCATTGAGCGTGAAGCAATACGAGGCTCTTAATATATCTGGAAGCATAGCGTGGAAACCACCAGAGGCTGTGTACGAAAAAGCATCAAAAACAGAATTTAGGTATAAACACACCGTCCATTACAAACCTCGTCATGAGGGTCAGATTGAAATATGGGATAGTAAGGAAAATGTTTCACACGCACCAAATCGCGGCGCTACGGGCCGCCTGACGCGGGCGCTCCGCAAACCCGCTGATACTCAATAATCACAGCTTGGGCGGCGTCAAGCTGCTTGACGATGGCGTTGGCGTCGTTGGCAAGGTCGAGAAGATTTGCAACAGTCGGTCTCGAAAGTTCGCTTCCCGTTTCACCATCACGTCCGCTGGCGGCGGCGAGAGCCTCACGGGCGCCGGGCAGCTTTCGGCAAGTGTCTTGCCCGCTGGTGAAAAAGGGGTCGAACAGCCTGAGACTGCCGCGCTGCACAGAATCACGATCAACAGCTTTTTGGGCTTGCACATTTTTCAGTTCCGTTTGGTAATAGCTTGAAACGTTCGCAATCACTTTTGCGCTTTGCCGTTCGATGGCACGGTTGGCGGCGTTCGCTTTGTTAAGTTCGGCCTGCCATT